ATTTAGAACCTGATATTGCTGATTATGATAAAGGATCTATTTTATTAACAGAAAATACAATTAGATACTCGTTGATGTGTCAATCTGGAGTTGAGCGTAAACGAATTAAGTATTGTAAAAAGTTGATAGATAAGATTTTAAGTATGAGGCTAAATGATATTGGTTCTAGAATATTATCATCTAAAGATTTACTATCAGAGCTCCGTAAGATGGGCTCTGCAGTAAAGAGCGTGTTACAAGACTGGTTTTCTGGAATGGTATGTGATGTTATCTCTTACGTTAGTGATTTGATTTTTGAGTATATTGAACAATTTTGTGAGAACCCTTGGGCATTTATTCCTTCTTCTTTAGAGGATACAATGCTATCTCATTATATGTATAGCACTCATCCTAAGTTGAAAGTTGCATTATGGAAAGATTATATCCTGTACAAAATGAATTATTGGTTTGAAAACAGAGGTCGTCCTCCTTCACAACATATCTGTTGTTATTTTAGCACTCGATCGGCGTATGAAGAACATGTTAGAACAAAAACTAGGTTAGAAGAATATGAGGAGACGCTATATAAGCCTATGAGCTTAAGACAATTTGCTTGTAAGGCTATAGCACAGATATCGGGTAGAGAAAAAGAGACTAAGATGGAATGGCCAGATCTAATGCGTGATGCTATATTACCATTAGGCTTGTCATATATAGTAGTTACTTCTTTTATACCTGCATTGATCGAACAGTTTTCTAACTTATATTGTGATGTTCAAGTGGGATATGATATGTCTGTTGACGAAGTTAAAATAGCTGATCAACAAACTAAGGATGACTGGTATAAAGCTAAACAAGAAATATTCCTTTCTAAACCGAGTGTGGAAGTTTCTAGAACTTATTCTGAATTAGAATCTGCTACTCTTAGAAACGTGTTCTTTATTAGAAACACTTGTAATAAGAAAATTGTTTCGGCTTTATCCTTTGCTAATCAATTTATGATAATGCCATATCATTATGTTCGCGAGTCTTATGGACATGTTCTACAATGTCTAAAAACAGAAATTTCTAGCTATGACTTTCCGGGTAATGCTATTATTGAATTCCAACTGTGTGAGAGGATGGTATTCAAGTTGTCTGGAGATTTATGCGTTGTATATGTTGAGAAAGCGATGGATCATATGCGTACTAAAGATATACTTGATTCATTTCCTACTGAACACATGTCAACTCCTATAGTTGGACGCCTTGTTTATAGGAAGACTTTAGGACAACCTTCTAAGATGGATGCAACTAGCATTTCGTACAGTAGTAACGCTACTAATTCGACGGAGCCATTTTCAGGCTATTACTATTTTAGCAATAACTTTATGGGATTATGCGGCGCTGTGCTAGTTGATGAAAGCAGAAAAGTGTCTAGTATTTTAGGAATACATGTAGGAGGTGATGAAACAACTCGGCTTAGTGTTGCTTGCAGTGTGCTTAGACAAGATTTACAAGCATCAATACAACATTTTACGAGTGGTTTGTTACTTCAGAGTGGTTTAGATTTCAAAAAACTACCCAATTATACTCCTAACATATATAGACATAATCCTTTTCTTGATACTACCGATAGGTTGGATGGAGTAGAACTTTTGGGTTCTGCTACTCAGAGATATTCATACAATAATAAAGTTGTATATACCCCTATATGTGATGATGTTAGGACAGAATTTAAAGTGGATTATTCCTTTGTTGCACCTCCTTTTAAATTTGGAGGCGACAAACGACATGGAGTAAGACAGTTAATAAGGGCATATTCACAAAAAACAACTGTTAAGGACATGAATATTTTACGTGTAGCACAACAAGACTTAGAAGATCAGTTCATGGCTCCTCTTAGACAAAATGTATATTGGCGTAATCAGATACGAGTACTAAATGAGTTTGAGATGGTTAATGGGGTTGCTGGAAAGAAGTTTCTAGGAAGTGTTAATATGTCAACAGCAATGGGAGGAG